ACCCTTCAGTTGTTTAATGAGAGGACATATAATGGTGCAGAGAGAATGTACCTTAAGTACAAACTAACTGCAGAAGACATCACAAATGGTGGCGGGGGCAGTGGAAACGCTGGAAGAAACGTAACCACTACTGCAACAGATACAAACTCTGGTGCATCTGGTACTTCCAGAACTTTAGAATTTGAAGAGGGTAGAGGATATTTAACTCTACCCGATCATGTTCTTGGCGTAGAAGGGATCAAAAAGATCTCTAATACAATGGTCAATAACATGTTTGGTTTTAGATATCAATTCTTCTTGAATGATTTCTATAACTTTTATGCATATGATATCCTTAACATGGAAATCACATTACAGTATTTGGAAACACTGGATTTCCTGATTGAAGGTAATAAAGATATTAGATACAATAAGGTACAGAATAGACTTTACTTAGACATCGATTGGGATCTTGCCCAAGAAAATGACTATATTGTTATTGATTGTTATAGGGCATTAGATCCTGCTGCATTCACTAAAGTCTATAATGAAATTTTTGTCAAAAAATATCTCACATCTCTAATTAAGAGACAGTGGGGACAGAATCTAATTAAGTTCCAGGGAATTAAAATGCCTGGTGGCGTGGAGTTCAATGGTAGACAGATTTATGATGATGCTGTCAGTGAGTTACAGGCACTGGAAGAGAAGATGTCCAGTACATACGAATTACCACCTCTAGATTTCGTAGGATGATATGGCTAAGAACGTATTTTTCTCGCAAGGGACTCGAACAGAACAACTACTCTATGAAGATCTAATCATTGAGTCAGTAAAGATCTATGGTCAGGATGTTTATTACCTACCTAGAGAGATGGTAACAACAGATAGACTCTTCAGGGAAGACGTTCTTTCTAAGTTTGATGAGAATTATCTCATCGAAATGTATTTACAAAACTATGATGGTTTCCAGGGAGATGGTACTCTCCTCTCCAAGTTTGGTGTCAGGATTTCTGAAGAGGCAACTTTCGTAGTTTCTAGACGTAGATGGGAAGATTTAGTACAAGCAAAATCTAATAATTTGGTGACGACAGAAAGACCGAATGAAGGTGATGCAATTTACTTCCCCCTTACACAACAGTTATTCCAAATTAAATTTGTAGAGAACGAAACACCCCTGAGACCTTTAGGTGACGTTCCTATCTTTACTATCACATGTGAACTCATGGAGTTTGCTGATGAAAGACTTGAGACTGGTGTCGAAGAAATCGATAAGATTGCCGCAGAAGTTGCATATTCTATTGTTCACAAGTGGGTTCGTGGTATCAAGTATATTAATATCACCAACGGTGGTTCTGGATATGGTGGAAATACCACTGTAACTTTGGGTGCAGTTACTGGTGCTGTTCCACCAACAACAATTGCTCCAACTATTACTAATGGATCAGTCTCTGCAGTTGTAATTTCAAATCCAGGTCAAGGTTATACAACTACTGCACCTACAGTTACTATTAATGGTACTGGAACAAATGCGACTGCAGAAGCGGTTCTAACCGCAGGTGGTACATTTAAGTTTGGTGAAAATGTGCATGGAACCAAGTTTACTGCAGATGCTACTTCCGATGGTGTTACAGCTGGATTTGCAATAGAAAATACGTTTACAATTAGAAGAGCTGGTACTGGATATACGACTGCACCATACGTTAAGATTGGAAAACCAGATGCAACTCAAGCAACGGGTACATCAGTCCTCACATCAGACGCAGTAACATCTGTTGCAATTACTGCAGGTGGTACTGCATATAGTGCTGTTCCCGCAGTTACGTTCTCTGCACCAGATTCTGGTACAACTGCAACTGGTACTGCGGTATTGAACAATGGTGTTGTTTCTTCAATTACCATTACAGATGGTGGATCTGGTTATACTACAGCACCAACTGTAACTATTGCAGAACCTACCAAAACTCAAGCAACTGCAACTGCTTCAATTATTAATGGAACTGTAAGTGCAATTACCATTCAAAATGCTGGTGTTGGATATTCCACCGCTCCCAGAATTATTATTGCACCATCTCCAAGTGAACCAAAAGGTAAAGTTGCACGATATGATGTCACCAATAAAGAACTAGAATTGATTGATATTGTTGGTAAATTCTCGGACGATGATACATTGATCGGTGAAACTAGTGAAGCTGAAACTGTAATAGATAGCTTTAGTTCTATAGAAATTGAAAATGCCTTAACCGCCTCGGAGAATCAGTATTTTGAAGATCAAGGAGACAATCTTCTTGATTGGACAGAATCTAATCCGTTTGGTGAATTTGGCAATAAAGGAGTCTTCTGATGTTAGGTACACATTTTTATCACGAAATTATCAGAAAAACCATTATTGGTTTTGGTACTCTGTTCAACAATGTCGAGTTACAGAGAACAGATAGTGCTGGTAACGTAGTTCAAACAACTAAAGTTCCTCTAAATTATGGACCTAGAGAGAAGTTTCTTGCTCGTATTGAAGCAGAACCAGATCTCGATGGTCGTGCAGAGACTCAGATTACTTTACCTAGAATGTCTTTCGAGATGAAAGGTATTCAGTATGATTCTTCTAGAAAGCTTGGTCCTGTTCAACTCTGTAGAGAAAGAAAAGACGGAGACACAAAACAGACTTATTCTACATATTCTCCAGTACCATATAATATTGAATTTGAACTGAACATCCTTAGCAAAAATAATGAGGATTCTGTTCAAATCTTAGAACAGATTCTTCCATATTTTCAACCAGTATTTAATATTACAATCAATCTCATCTCTAAGATGAGTGAAAAGAAAGATATTCCAATTGTATTGAATAGTGTTGGCATTCAAGACGATTATGAAGCAGATTTTCTTACTAGAAGAACTCTGATTCACACGTTGAGTTTTACTGCGAAAACATATCTCTACGGTCCTGTTACAACTGCAGACGTTATCAGAAAGGTCAACGTCGATATCAGTGCTGCTATGGAAACTGGATCGAGATATGTCAGATACAGTGCAACACCTGCTGCAAAGGTAGACCAAAACAGAGATGGATCCTCAATTCCTTTCTCTGCATTCAGTGTTGCTAGTAATACAATTACACTGGGTGGACATGGTTTTGTCACTGGAGATAAAGTTACTTACAATTCAGATCCCTCTGGTACTGCTGTTGGAGGATTGACTGATAAACAAAATTACTACATCATTAAAATTGACGACACTAGTTTCCGAGTAGCAAAATCCAAGTCATATGCAAGACAAGGATTTGCAATTGATATTACAAGTCAGGGTACTGGTGGAGATCACAAGTTCTCTGTCATCAATGATGCCGATCATGTACTAATCGAACCAGATGATGATTTCGGTTTCAATGAATCCTTTACCAACTTCTAATCATGTCAGATCCTTTTGATAAATTAAACGAAACATTTAATGTAGATGCTGAGATTGTTCCAGAATCTACTAAGAAAGAAGTACCAGTAAAGAAAGCAAAAGAGACTGATGTGGTGGATGACTATGAGTATAGTCGTGCCCAGTTGTATAATCTAGTTGAGAAGGGTCAGGAAGCGATTCAGGGCGCATTGGAAGTTGCTCAAAGTAGCGATCACCCAAGAGCGTATGAAGTCGCTGGTAACCTGATTAAACACGTTGCAGACATTACAGAGAAATTATTAGATAATCAGAAGAAACTTAAGGACATCGAAGAAGAAAAAGTTCAGAAGGGTCCTTCTACAGTTAATAACGCAGTGTTCTTCGGATCGACATCAGAATTACAGAAGATGCTTAAACAACAAGCATCTGATAAATAGAGCTGAAGAAATAACAAGAACAATGAACCTTAGTACTTGGGGTAAGTTAAAAGCAGAAGTTCAGACTGATTTTGATCTCTGGATGGAAGCAAAATGTAAAGACGGTGGAGAAGAAAAATACTGTCGTCTCTGTGAGAAGCGTGAAAAACGTTCCGTATGTGGTTATGGTGGAGCGATGTGGGACAAATACACTGTTGATAATGTAGGTGAAGGTGAAAGAGCCGCAGCTGCAGAAGAAGCAGGTATCACATCTGACGGAGGTGACGGTGGTGGAGAATAATCATCAGGAGGTACATAATGGAATCCAAGAAAAAGCAGTCTCCAGGAAACAACAAAGGTTCATGGGACTTGTTAGAAAGGCTCAGAAAACAGGGCAAGCTTCCTCGCCTGAGGTTGCCAAAGTTGCAACCTCCATGTCCAAGTCCGACGTAAAGGATTTCGCATCCACAAAACACAAAGGACTACCTGAGAAGAAAAAGATCGCAGAGGGAAAACGAGACGGCAAAGGTGCCAAATCAAAAGGGTATTCCCTCCGCGATTGGTTTAAAGGTGGTGGATGGGTTCAAACAGGTGGTAAGTACGATGGTAAACCATGTGCTAAACAACCAGGACAGAAAACAAAACCATATTGTCGAGATGCAGATGATCGTGCATCGATGAGTAAAGACGAAAGAAATAAAAGAGCTGCTAAAAAACGTAAAGAAGATCCAAATCCAAACAGAAAGGGGAGGGCCAAAAACGTGACACAAGAAGAGATGATGTTGGAAAAGAAAGATGCTTGTTACCATAAGGTAAAAGCACGTTATGATGTATGGCCTTCTGCATATGCATCTGGTGCTCTAGTTAAGTGTCGTAAGAAAGGTGCAAAGAACTGGGGTAACAAAACTAAGAAAGAAGGTATGTCTTTCAGTGACTTCAGACAAATCTCTGAAAAGAGAGGACCATGTTGGGTTGGTTACAAACAAGTTGGAATGAAGAAAAAGGGTGGTAAAATGGTTCCTAATTGTGTACCCGAAGAACTTCAAACCGAAGGACAGAAATGTTGGAAAGGCTATGAAAAGAAGGGCACCAAGAAAATGTTTGGTAAAACCTACAACAACTGTGTGAAAAAGGAAGAAGTTACTAATGAAGCAGCAGCATGGACCAGAAAAGCTGGAAAGAACAAAGAGGGTGGACTCAATGAGAAGGGAAGGAAGTCGTATGAGCGCGAGAACCCAGGAAGCGATCTTAAGAGACCTTCAAAAAAAGTTGGGAACCCTCGTAGAAAGAGTTTTTGTGCGAGAATGAAAGGAATGAAAAAGAAGTTGACTTCTAAGAAGACTGCTTCAGATCCAGATTCTAGGATCAATAAGTCCCTCAGAGCATGGAACTGCTGATAAATAGTCAAAAAGGAAACTACAATGAACATCAAACCACTAGCTGAAGCACAGGATATTCAAGCTGCACCGAGTACTGGTACTCTAACAACTGGTACACTTGCTTGGGTTGTAAATGCTCATACTGCAGCAAACAGAGTAACTGTTGCTGGTGCAGTTGCGAGTTCTGTTGTCATTCCCCCAAATACTGGAATTATCATCGAGAAAGATTCTGGTGCTGTATTAGATGTTGCTACATCTGGTGGTGAAGTATGGGCAACTGCAATCGCTTATACAAACTAATCAAATTGTTATCTAACGATACAGACATTTCAACTAAATAGACCTATACTGTAGTAGTAATTGCATGACTACAATGTTAGGTTTTTACCTAATCCTCATTTTCGTAACTATTCTGTTTGCAACAGCAGGGTATGATGCGACAATGAGGTTATTTTATTATGCAGACTTACAACTAAGGTACGCTTGGATTCAGTTCAAAATGTCTCTGATGAGACGAAAACTGAAAAATCAAATCATCAAACAAAATGATGAATACAAAAAACTAATTAAGGAGATTAACGATGACCGATCCTGATCGACAGCTTTCAGATCTTAAGTTAGAGAGGAAAGAATGCGAGAAGTGCGGCGCCCAATGGGTAAACGGACAGCATGTATGGCGTGGAACTGGAAACCAATACAAAGATAGTGAGTTGGATCTTGCTGGATTGGTTTGCAACAAATTAGGTAATGAAAAGTGCATCAATCCTAAGAAAGGTCAGGATGGTGGACAGACGTGGGAGTATAGAGCAGGATATATTGACGGTAAGATTGACGAACGGAAGAGAATGTTAGGAGAGTTAGGTGATCTTTGAACTAGACATGGAGGACTTTACTATCATCCAAAACGCTCTGCACTATTATAAACATGTTGACAAACGAGGACATTTCTCCAAGTTTGATGAAGAACGTGTAAATAGGTTAAGAGATAAGTTATCTTATCAATTAATTCCAAGCAGAGATAGTAAAGATGGAACTGTTCCTTCGCCCCCTAGAGGATGTAAATGATGTCACTTGGAGTATCATCTGGTTATTGGTGATACTCTTAACGGGTGTTGCTTACGTCATCTACTATATACTAGGTATAGACGAGCGAGAATCACTTAAAATCGATCATGAACGAAGAAAATCAGGACGAGTGGGTGATGGAGATGCACATGGGTCATGATGAAGTTAGAATGCTTTACAACCATGTATGCTATGCAATCCAGACTTGGCCTGGTTCTCCTGCCAGACCAGCTGAGGAACAGGAATATCTGCAGATATTGAAAACTAGACTGTTCGCTATGCTGACTGAATATACCTTTTATGAAAAATAATTATGTCATCTGATTCG